TCAAGGAACACCTGACCTTCAAGCTGACCCAGCAATGCCTGGAAGCCTCTGCCGCTCGGGGTGACGGTCGGCAAATAAGAGCTCCAGCCTGTCATGCGCTCGCGTGCTGGATGATCCTTGATTTTCTGAATGGTGCTCAGGGCAAGTTGAGCCTTGGAAACAGCATCCTCGTATCCTGCCCTTGCGGCGCCTTCTGCCTTGCCAAGCTCTTGACCGCGTGCGCGGCGCGCGGCTTCTTCCTCAGTTGCTTTCGGGATGATACCGATCTGCTGGCGTGTGATCGGGTCCATGAGGACGAAGTGCGTCCCGGCATCGAACCGCAGCGGCTCACGCGAGATCGTGACGCCAGCCGGCATCTGGCTACGAACGAGCTGGCCCGTGTCGGTCGGCTGGAGGGCGACGGGATTGCCTTGCTCATCCACGCCGTAGATGACCTGCAACCCAGCTCTGCCACCGCTAGCCGCCGCACGGTCCGCTCTCATCTTGGCGAGCAACGCATCAGCAAGGATCTTGGCGCCTTCCTGCGGCCCAACGGCTTGCGCCAACCGAGAGAAAGCTGGATCAATGCCGGAGAGGCCGCCATTCTCGAAGAGGCTTTGGAACCTCTGCCGCGCCGCTTCCTCTTCCTCCTGCTGGCGCCTCTGCTGACGGAATCCCGCCCCGAGCTGCATACCGCGAAGCGCCCCGCCGAAGCCTTCGCCTGACAGCAGGGCCGCGCCGCCAAGCCACAGAGGGCTTGTCATGGTGTCTTCGATAACGCCGAAAAGGCCGCGGTTCGCCATCTCAATCAGCCCTCGTCATGAGTATGGATTGACCAGGACCCACGGCGCCCACGAGCTGCCGTAGCTCCAAGGCGCGCCCATGGCCATATTGCCAAGGCCAGTGCCGATCAGTCCGCCGATCGTACTGCCGCCCCACGGCGCCCCGAGGATGGCCGCCCCCATCATGCCCGTGCCGAGGAGTCTATCGAACAGACCGCCGCCGGATTGCTTCGTCGTACTCGTGCTTGTCCCGCCCAAGCCCCCGATGCCGGTCGTGACGGGCAGCGTCTCTAGGATCGGACGCAATCCTGCCATCCTCTGCTCTTCCCACGCTTGACGCGCCGCGTCGATGTTGCGCTGATCGTAGCTCTCGCCGATCTGGCCCGCCTGGATGGCCGCGAGAGCGTTTCCTGCGCTGATCGACGGCAGCATGCCGGCCGCCTGCATCCGCCGCGCCTGATCGGCCTCGTAGGCCTGGAACAGCGGCTGCGCCATGCCCTGCGCCAGGGCTTTGGCGAGGATGCCCTGGTGCGTGGTCGAGCCCGTCATGCCCGCGCGGGCGAACGCCGAGTTGATGGATGGCGCGATATTGGCGCGAACGGCCTCTATCAAGTCGTTGATCGCCGGGTTGAAATAATCTCCGCCGATGACGCCCGTGAGGTAATCCGCGGCCGTCCGACCGCCCGATGCCAGCGCCAGCTCATCGAGACCGGCGCGCGTCGTGTCGCTCATCTGCGCAACGCGCGGCCCCTGGTAGGTCTGATACGCCTGCGGATTGCTCAAGTACGCCCGCACGCCCGCGAGTTGCTGCTGCAGGGCCGGCTGTGCCGGCGCCCACGGATCAGACTGTGTCTTCGTCGTGGTTTTCTTTTTTCCTGGCATTTCATAACGCCTTCCGAAGTGTGACCATGCAAAGCTCGTAGCCGTGGGGCTTCAGGCGCCGCTTCCATCCCTCACGCCCACGCATTTGCAATTCATGCGCCGCCTTCATGCGCGCCCATGCCTCGACCTCCGCGAGATGACGGTCGATCGTAGAACCGTCGTCAGCGCTGAAACAGGCGATCGTTGCAACACGCTTGCCGCTCGGCCAGTCCTCGACCTCGGCCATGCAGACGCCGATGATCCGGTCCCCGTCCTTGATCTGCCAGACGGCCATCTGGCCAATGCTGGCGTATTCGTAGAGTTCTTCTTCGGTCCACCACCCGTCACCTCTTGTTAATGCCCGGACGATGTACGGGCGAATCTTGGGCCAGAGCGCCGGCACTTCATTGACCGGCGTGGGGATGAGGTGTGTCATTAGACGAACAGCCCGACGTAGAGGCGGAAGTCGACTTGGACCGGCTTGCGGGTCAGGAAGTAAACCTCACTACTTGAGGTCGGTCGGTAAAACCGCATTCTGACCCGTTCCTTGAGGTAGAGCGTGCCATCATCGACGAAAAAGGTCGCAAGCACGAAACCGGCCAGAATATCGTTGTTGAGCGCGTTTGACGAAGGGCCGATCCGGTCACCGTCCTTGATCTGCCAGACGGCGATCTGGCCAAGAAACGCGCGCTCTTTGAGCTCCTTCTCCGTCCACCAGCCGTCGCTGCGCTTCATGGCTCTCACGATGTAGCGACGGATGCGAGGCCAGATGCGGGAGACATCTGGCACCGGGGTCGGGACGAGGCGGGTCACGTGAACGTTCCGCAGAACAGCCGGTAGGTGATGGTGAAAGGCGCTAGGCGGTCCTGCGGGCCTGCATGGTAGTCGTCCTTGAGGCAAGTGCTCTCGTGCAGCTCGACCGTGCTGCCGTTGAGCACGAAGCTCAGAATGGACAGAGTCGACAAAAAATCCGACCAGCTCCCATTGAGCGACTGAAACGTCTTGTGGATAGTAACGAGAGAACCGCCGACGACGTACCAATATCCAGACGGCAAGTAGCTAACGTCGGTTGAATAGGTGATCCTCGCCAAGCCCAAAATTCCAGTACATGACGGATCGACTGAACCAAGAGGGATAGTCGCGTATCGGCGCGATGCTCCGGCTGAACCGCCGAATACAAGCCTTGGTCGACTTACCTCGCCTTGGACCTTCGAGAGGATATGAAAAATCTCCTCCCGCGTATCGAGCACGACGGTGCCGTCGCTTCCTACAACCCGCGCGTATCCTGCCCCTGGCTCAATTTCTAGTGCAGCCTTTTGCCCGAAAGGATCAACATCCCCTCCGATCATGCACGCATAGTTGACAGGATTAACGGTAGGTGGGCTATTGTCCGTCCTAGTTAAGCCGTCCACAGTCGTGGACGTGAAATTGATAGGCGTTGATGGGAAGCCTGCGTCGTATCGGTATGCTTGCCACGGCTTACTTGTATTGTGTGGGGTATCTATTGTGGAGAGCGTCCATGTCCTGCCAGCGGATACCCTGAGCGATGCCCCTTCTTTGCGCCTGAGATAATACTTCCTGCTGTCGAGACGACCGGCTACAAGCAAGTTCGGCCGCATCTCGATGTAAGGCGATGGCGTCACGCCGCTGCCGTCTACGATGTTATCCGAGACCCACACCTGAACCCGAACCGTCCTTCCGCTCGGCAAGCTCGACGAATAATCAGGATAGCTGCGCGTCTCGTGAATAAGAATGCCTGTGTTCGACACCGCCAGATTGAAATTGATGGTGTCTCCATACTGTGGCAACCAGAATACCGGCGTTGATCCGTTAAGCGGAATCCACGTTCCTTGAACGTTTACTCTGCCAAAGACAAATGGGATGCCACTCTTGCCATGGTTCCCTAAGAAAATCGTTCGCTCCATGTTGTTATTTACAGGCGGAATGAAAATGGACGTGTCAATCGTCGGCGTCTTGCTGGAAAATTGAATATAGTCGAAATCCGAGTGCGCATGAACGCGCGAAAGATACGCCCTTGGGTTGTCGAATGGTAAGTCGTCGTTACCGTCGTAGAGCGCCCACTTCCCAGGGATGCATTTGAAAACTGTCATCAGTTCTGCATCCTGAAGACTTTGTTGTCGAGGTCGAGGACGACCTTCCCGTCCGCAGACTGCAGCTTTCCGGCAGTTATGGTCCCGATGTTGGCCGAGATCGACGACAGCGTCCCGACCGCGATGTGACGGGCCAGAATGCTCCCATCGACCACCAGATTGCCGTTGATGCCGACGGTGGAGACCCCGTTCACCAGCCCCACAACGAACGGCGTCATAAGCTGTCCGCTGTCGGTCGGGTGCGCGATGATGAACTTGTCGGCCACAACCGTGAACGTTGACCCCGATGCACTACCGTCGAGTTGCACCAGCCCGACGACGCGCCCGTTGAGGTCTATCGCTATGCCCCATCTGGCCTCGATTCCGTTGATCGACTCCTGAATGGTCGTTATCGCGGCCGAGTTGCCGGCGGCCTGGCTCTCGACCGTCTCGATCTTCTGCGCAATGCTGTCCTCGCCGTTCACGACTGCCTGCTGGATCGTCTCGATCGTCGCCGCCGTGCCCGCGAGATACGCCGCAACTGTATTGATCTGTTGTGCCCTGACCTCATCCTCGCTCTGCCGCACGTGCTGCTCGAGCCGTGCGACGGCCTCGGTCAGGTAATGCTGGGCCAAAGACGCATGACGCGCCGCGGCCGCCTGCTGATAGAGGTTATAGACTCCTTGCGCAACGCCGCCGGCATCCGCGATCATCTGTTCGACCTCGGCGGCATAATTCTGCATTGCCTCAAGCGCCTGCGTCTGGTCCTCGACCAGCGGGTCGATCGTCTCCTCGACGACCTTGGTCACAACCGCTTCCGTTTGGACGAAGCGGCGCGACAAGGACTGCACCAGCGCTTTGGCCCACGCGAGAAGGCTGCCAGGATCGCCAGCCCTGGGCCATGGCAGATGCTCACCGCTCGCCTGATGGTTCGCCATCCCAGTGTATCCCGTGCGCTTCTGACCACCTGGCGCCCGCCCGGATCGCCATCTCTGCCCGCAGGAACCGGCCTTCAGCCCTCAGCTCACAGCAGCCGTACTCGTTGACGCCATTCGAGTCGGCAAAGCAGGGCTGCTCGCCCAACCGCTGTCGCGCATAGACCGTGATCTCGACATCGCCGGGCTCCGCATCCGTCACGGGCCAAATTTCCGAGAGATACGTCTGCTGTGCCGGATTGGGCTCGAACTCGCCCGTCTCCACCACGGCGCGCCGGGGGCTCCCCGTGAACACGCGCACCTTGCGGTCGGTATCGACCATCACCCACGACTTGCGGCTTTCGCGCCAGGCTGCGCTATCGACCGACACGTCCGTAAGCTCGTCCACGTTGGCCGTGCCGAACAGGTCGATGATCCCCTGCTCGTCGTCCGCGTTGACGCCATCCCGTGGCATCTCGAAGAGCGCTTGCACGTCGAAATCGTCGTGCGTCCAGCGGTTGTCCGCCCAAGAATATATGAGCTGCCGGTTGCAGACGACGCTCGATCCTGCGGGATAGGCCACCATCCAGCACTTGTTCACGGTGTCGATGGCCGAGATCACGCGCCCGCGGTAGGGATAGTTGAGCTCCCGCGAGAACGTGAGATCGACGCGATCCTGACCGATGGGCTCGATCTTGAGGCCGTCCCAGAAATAGAACCCGTCCTCCGCGCACACGAACGCGCCCGTCCCCCATGGGCTGACAGAACCGGGAGAGCACGCCCCCCGCCCGCCCTCGACCTCATCGAAGATCCAGGGGATATCCCCACCCTGATAGGTCACGCGGACGATGCCGCGCTCTTGGAATATCGCGCCTTGTTCGCCGCCGACACCGGCAACGATGATGCCACGCTCCTGGCCTAGCTCCGCGGCACCGGCCTGCGTCGCGAAATCCGGCTCCCAATCCAAAGGATCGTTGAACGCCGACCAGTTCACCGTACGGCCTGCACAGGCGAACATGTGGTTACGAATGCGGAACACGACCTCGGCAGTCGGCGCGCCCGGCACATCGGCAAATGTCCCTGTCCCGCCCAGCTCCATGTACTGCAGCGGCACGCCGCGGGCGGCCGCGAAGATGAAGTTGTTGTACTGTCCAAATGACCACTGCCAGTCGGGATCGGCCGCGTAGCCGCCCGGACGCGACACGTCCACCGGCTCCTTCTTGAGCAGGCGGTAGAGGCGGCCCGTGTCCCCGAGGAAGGACACGGGCAAGCCTGTAGCGTCATAGAAGCCTCTGGCTCCGAGGCAGAAGTCATTGAGCGGCGACGAGCTGTAGGCTACAGGCGACGGCAGAGGCGCATAACGCTTGCCGATGGAGAGTACCCCCTTGGCAACGCGCGCAACGCCGCTCGCCGCGCCCTTGTCGGGCTCGTAGCTCGCGAATGGAGCTGGAGACTTGGAGCGCATTTAGCGTGCTCTCCAGTTCGGAATGCGCATGGCGAGCTGGTTGGCGCCCTGCCGCGCCCGCCGATCAGAGTGGAGCAGGCCAGATGCCAGCGCCGTGTAGTTGCCGAAGTGCTCCTGCATCTTCGCGTCGTTGCGCAGCCAGCGGTACGCCTCGATCAGCGCCGCGTGGAAGTAGAGCATCGGGTGCTTTTCGAGCACCGCGTTGGTGTCTGTCTCTTCAACGAGCGGCGCCGGCTCCGCGTAGTAGAGCAGCTTCAGCTCGCCCGTGATCTGCGGTGAGAACAGGATCTTGCCGCCCTCGATCGTGTAGCGCACCGGATAGCCCGTGGTGAGCGCGTACCGGTGCTCGTAGAACACGTCGGGCGCCTCGTACTTCGGCGCCGTCCTGGGCTCCCCCGCCGTCCAGATGAGGCGGCGCCCCTCGAGATAATCCTCTGGCAACTGCCCCTCTCCGTCCGTGACGGCAATCACGGCCTCGGCCTCCATCTCGCGCAAACGCAAGCGCTCGGATGCCAGCGGAGGCCATGAGCCATGCCACATGCGCTGTTCAGCCCCGGCAACGAACCGAGGGATAGCCGCGTCGAAGCGGGCGTGGGTGCGCCGCTCGCACTCGTCGCGAATGGCGTCCTTGAGATCGGAGAGGGTCGCAAACAGGACCATCAGGGCGTCAGCCTCAGATTGCGGTTGTCGATGTCACGCGCCCACTTCTCCCACTGCTTCTGATCCTCACTCCAGCCTTCCTTGATGGCCTTGCTCATCACGGAGTCCGGCACAACGGCCAGAGGCTTGAGATCGGGGTGGACGAACAGCGGCTGCTCGCGCTGAATGCGGGCCTGCTCGAGCACGTGATCTTCCAGCCATTCCTCGCAGATCACGAGCTCGTTAGTCGCAGGGTCCACCTTGGCGAGGATGCGCTTTCCGGGGCGCTCGTGGATAACGCGCCACTCGTAGGGGTTCACAATGGACATTCGGCTGCGTGTCCCTTGGCGATCAGTGCATCGGCCTCGTCAGCCGGCAGATATTCGCGCTGGCCTGCGATCAGCCGGCCGATCGACGTGTACACCTTGTAATGCGTGATCCTGACCCGTTTCCGCGGCACGCGTGCGGGCGTGTCCTGGGCGTCTTTGGCCGGTCCAGTTGTCTTCTTCGTCATGTGTTAGGCTCCTGGGAAGGGCGGCCTCTCAGGCCGCCCCGTCATCTCGTTAGCTGGCGCTTGTCGTAAGATCGGCAATGACGCCATGCGCCTTCTCGTTGCACATCTCGAGCGTGTACTCGGAGAGGATCACGCGGGTCTCGGCGTCGCCGATCTTGGCGAGCGGGAACCGCACGAAGCGGCGGAGATACGCGACCTTGACCATCTCAGGGTCGATCAGCAGCACNGAGCGCCCATTGGACCGCAGGTAGCGGTGCGGNATGAGTTGNATCGTNCCGAAATCGGACGCATANAGGTTGGTCGCCTGATGGATGGTCTTGGCGGCCACCGTGATCTGAGTGGACTCACGGCCCTGGAATGTTGACGACACGCGCTTGTTGTACGGACCCATGAGGGCGAACTTCACGTTCCCGCCCGTGGTGAAGATGTCCTGCAACGTATCGAGGAGCATGTCCTCGGTGAAGGGGCGCTGCGTGCCGTCCGTGGCCNTCGTGCCCGGCGTCGTGTTTGGATCATCAGGATCGGCACCGCCCTCGCCGCGGTTCGTGTTGGTCCTGATCCATGCCTCGAAGCCGCGCAGCTGCCGGACGCCAGTTTTGCCGCCCACCGTAGCGTTGCTGTTCATCGCCTGGTTCGACAGCAGAATGGCCTCCATGTCTTTCCGCAGCTCGATCGTGCGGTCAGCCATCTGGAGAGCCATTTCGCTGTCACGACCCGCCTTGTTGACGCTCTCCAAGGTGCCTGAGACGGTCGCGTTCTTTTCGCTGATCTGGCACAGGTTGCCTACGCGTACGTTGGGCGTCGCCGCCGCGCGGTCGGTTTGCTCACCCTCCTGGTGCGCGTTGTCGGTATCGAGCGCGCCCAGAGCGCGGGTCTGCCATTCATGATACGTCTGCTTTGCCGTGGTCGTGCCCACGCGGGACATGAAAGGGGTGTCCTCGACATCGACACGATGGATGGCATCGGTCAGATCCTCACGGATGCCGACCGCAGCGCTCGTGGTGTATGCGTTGGTTACGACAGCCATAGTTTATCGCTCCGCTTGAAGTTCTGCGAGATACGCGGCCGCGAGGGCATCACGGCTCGGGTTCTCGACCAGTTGCTGAACGGCGCGCGTTACATTCGATGGGCGGCCGATGGCCTTTGCCGGCCCTGGTCTCGCCGCCTTCGGAGCGGCCGGGGGAACGGGCTTGATGTTCTTCCGGGCCTCCTGCATCGCGTCGTATCGCTGAGCTTTCCAGAGCGTCACCATGTCCCGCGCCGTGGCCATGGAGAGCTGTTCGGGCGTATAACCGACCTTTATCGCGTAGTCCCAAACCGCCTTTCTCAGTGCCTTGCCCTTGTCATCGGGCGCAGACAGCTCAGGGGCGATCCGGTTCAGCTCTTCGGCTTCACGCTTATAGAACTCGGCAAGCTGCGCTCTTTGCAGCTTCTCGTGTTCTTCCCGAACCTTCTGTTGCTCAGCGGCGGCCACCTCCTGCAGGTGCTTCTGGTGCAGGTATGACGCCAATTGCTCCTCGTAGGCCACGGGGTCCGTATCTCGCATCTTGGGGTCGGGCGGCGCGAGCTTTGGGGTCGTGAACTGCGAGAGAATATGGTCGTATGCCTGCAACTTCTGCTGCAGCTCGGCAACGCTGGACTCGTAGTACTTGCGTTGCTCGGCGACCTGCTGGGTTTTCCGCGTGTAATCGGCCTGCTGTTCCGTGATCCGCTTGTTGATCCATGTCTGGAGTGCGGGCGGCAGCTTGGCGAACTCGGCCTTGTCGGCCTCGCTCATCCCAGGCGGAGCGGCGATGGCCGGGCTGTCGGTGGGCTCTTCGGCTCCGTCACCCGGTTCTGCTTCTTCCTGGGTTTCAGCGCCTTCTTCAGGCGCATTCTCTTCGGCAGGCGCCGCCTCTTCTGGCGCGCTCTCGGCCGTCTGTTCCGTTGCGGCTGGTGCTTCGGCCTTGGGTTCGGGCGCTTCTCCGCGTTCCGCGGCGAGTTCCGCCGCGAACAGCCCCGCCAATTGCTCTTGGGCGGACAATTGCGGCTGTGCGGGTGCTTCTGACCCGGCTCCAACTTCGGCCTGAAACACTTTTACGGGGAAAATTCTCATGCCATCACCTTAGGTTTGCGCGTGGAGCGCTTGTGCTGCATCCGCGTCAGCTTCTCGACGATTGCCTCGGCTGACTTGCCGTCCGCAATCACCGCTTCCATGGCCCGCCTCAGATCACGCAGGGCGGCGACACGGTGATAGATCCGCTCCCGCGTAGATTGGTCGTCGATGTCTGTTTTCATCAGGGAGTCGAGGTAATTGCGCTCGACGGCATCGAAGACGGCGTAAAGTCCTTCATCTCCCTCGCACCACTCGCGGAACCGCCGGCCACGCTCGGCGGACGCACGGAGCCTTTCATCGTTCATTGGTCGCCTTCCAGTGCCGGTTGATCAAACAGGCTAGCCAATCTGCCCCCCCATTCTCACCGCTCCCGTTGTTGGGCGCGCGCCATTTCCGCTAGGCGACGCTACTCCCACTTCCATGAACTCACGCTGCAATTCGGCCCTCAGCTCTTCTTTCCAGCGTGCCAAACGCTCCTCGATCTGCATTTTCTCGCGGGCGATGGCCTGCTCGGCCGCGATGCGGATTTGCGCGATCTCGTACTCGTTTTGCGCTTTCATCTCGGCAATGCGGCGCTCGCTCTCGGCCTTGATCTGCGCAATCTGGACCTCGTGCGCCTGCTTCATTTCCTTGATTTGCGCCTCGTGCTGCGCCTTGACCTGATCGAGCCGGGCTTTTGCCTCCACCTCAGCCAACTTCGGGTCCTGGCCTTGCGCAGCCGCGAATTGCTGCAGGGCCATCTGACCTTCTGGCGAGGTCGGATTGACGAAGAACTTCTCCGGGAACCGCCAGCCAACGGCCCGCACCATACGCGCGGCCGTTTCCCAGAAGTGCTTAGGCGTCGCCATGCCCATCTCTCTGGCAGTCATTTGCGCTTCGCCGATAATCCGGGCCGCCAGCAATTCCTCCTCGCGATTTGTGTAGCCGAGGCCTACGCTCGGCGTGGCCGCCACATCGGCGTGCCATGAGCGCGGATCGATCGCGACGAACTTGCCGCTGATCCGCACCATCTTCTCGAAATCCTGATACCTAACCACGATACGCAGGATCTTGCGGAACAGCGGGACAAGGAAAGTCTCCGCGATCATCCGGCACATGAGCCGCTTGCGAGCCTGCTCGTTACGGTCCTCTTTCCGCGCCTGATAGGCTGACTTCGGATCAAGGGTTTCCGAGTTGATCGCCGTGCCATTGCGCGTGATGCCGGACTGCTGCTCACGCACGGAGTCCATGTACAGGATCGCCTCAAGCGCCGTCTTGGACCGGTCAGGCACTTCAACGGGCGTCAACTGGCCAGGTTGCTTCGTGCGGATCAGACCACCGATCCTCACGTTGAGCAGGTCGTCGATGGTATTGTCGCCAATCGCGCTCTCGGGGACTTCCAGCCGCGGGTTGTTGGCGAGGTAGACGTTATCAAGCAGGTTGCGCGTGAGGTGCGTCTTGATCTTCTGCGTCTGCTTGACCTTATCCGCGAGGGCTAGGCCGATGAGGCGGTGCGGGATGCGATCTGCGGTCCACGCATTGAACGGATGCTCGCTGACCTCCTCCTTCTCGAGGATGCGATTGCCGGCGCGGAACACGCGCAGGAGCTCCATCTTGCCGTCGCCGTTGTAATCGACGCGGGCGTATTCCTCGATCAGGATGATGGTGTCGCTCATACGATCCCGACCGAGGTTCTCGCGCCGGTCCTCATCAAAAAACCGGTGATCAGCTCGGCTGTCCTCGCGGTGGCGGGCGCTCGCCGGCAGCTCCATCACGAGGTCGTAGTCAAAGCCCATGTCGAGCAGGCTGGCGCGCGTTTGCTCCGTTTCGTGCGCGATGTAATCTACGCTCTCGATGTCAGAAGCGCGCTTCGAGACCTTGATCTCCTCGGGCGGGACCGAGCAGATTTCAACGCAACCGTCCTTAGTCGTGCGCGTGATGGTCACGGTGTAGACCATGCCATCCGCGAAGGCCGCGGCGATGCTCTGATCGGCCAGAAGCTCCTGCGAGATCGGCTCCGACGTGATCTCGTTGATCGTGACGCTTTCGTCTTGCTGCAGCTCGGCCAAATGCAGTGCGCTCAAGCCTGTGAGCGTCTGCGTTTCTTCCTTGATCTTCTCGCGCCAGACAGACTTGCTGAAGCCGATTTTCTGTATCAGTGCCGTCTTGACAGTATCGTAAAGGATGGTCGCGCCGCAGTTCTCTCGGAAGAAGATGTGATTGACGTAATCCGACGCGACCTCGCACCACTCTTCGTCTTCGGGCTTCGCAGGTTCGAACTCGACGATGCGATCGCCGGAGATGAAAGGTTCCAAAAGGTCCGGCATCGCCCAATCGACGACCTCGGCCACGTCCATGCTGATGGCATTGGACCGGCCTTCTTCCTCGTCGCCGTAGGGCTTGCCGAGATACCGGTCGAGATTGTTGTCCTGATCGGCCGATACCTCGTCGCTGTCCCAGCCAATTGCTTGGCGATTCCGCTGGTCGAGGATCGACGCAAGCTCCTCGTCGCTGAGGGGCCGGGGTTTGGTGTCGTTTTCTGCCATGGTCTAGGCGTAGACCCGTCGAGGGTAGTTGATCGGTTGCGGCTTGGCGCGCGGACTGAGCGATATCGCCAGATACCGGAAGGCATCCGCGCCATGTGACGCCCAGTCGTGACGCGGCGTTTTGCGGAACGTCTTTAGCTTGTCATCCCATTCGCGCTGATAGTTGCGCAGGGCTTCGATGCCTCGGGCGCATTTCTTCTCATCGAAGACGCAGCGCGGCAGGAGGTTGCGCACCGCGTTTATGCCTTCTTCTACGTTCTGCCGAGGCGCCACTCTGACCGGGCGCACGCCAAGGCTCTCAAGCGTTTCCTTGCGGCTCTTGGCTGTCATCAGCTCCCGGATTTCCGCGTCATGCGGCAGGTAGTGCTCCCCGTACATGTACGGCCGCTCATTGAGCAGCGAGCGGGCGATCGATGACAGCGCCTCGTTGTTGGTCTCAAGGTAGTCGATTACCCGAACTTCGGCGCCAGCGACTTGTACGAACCAAATGGCCGTCGCGTCATCAAGGCCAAGATCCCAACCCGTGTAAACAGGAAGGCTCGGATCATGGGGCACGGAGCGTATCCGCCCCTCCGCCTCAAGCCTCTGCATCTCGCGGCCGTAGTAAGCGCCCAGGATCGCCGCTTCGAAGCTGCACTCATATTCCTGCTCGTACTGCTCGGGCGTCATGACCTTGCGAGCATCTTCAAGCTCGTCGGGCGGCAGCAGACCTGTCTCAGATGCCCTCAGCATCAGCGTAAACCATTCGCTCGGGTTTTCCTTCGCGGCCTGCCAGATCTCGTAGAAATGGTTCCTACCTTTGGGCGTGCCGATGAACGTGGCCCAGCCGCGGCGATCAGACAAAATCGGTCGGATCACTTCGGCCCATGCCCGCGGGTCCATGTCGCCGTATTCGTCGAGCACCGCTCCGTCGAAGTAGACGCCGCGCATGCGGTCATAGTTGTCCGCCCCGTAGAGCCTCAGACGCGCGCCGTTGGGCAGATCAATACGCAACTCGCTTTCGTGGACCTCCACACCAGGGATCGGCGCGGTGAACTGCTTGAAGTACGCCCACGCGACGTCCTTGGCCTGCGCGTAGAACGGCGCGATATACGCGAACCTGGGATTCGGCTTCTCGCACCGCAGAGCTGCGTCTACGAGGTCCATGATGCAGGCGACGGTCTTGCCGGCACCTTCGACGGTGGGCAACAATACATGCCCACCGTTGTCTCCTCGTGTGAAATGGGATGAACTGCGGTCTCGCGCGATAGCCGAGATCAATGCGTTGCACTGTGCCCATTGGCAAGCGGCACGTCTCTTTATTCCCGCGGCACTCCGGTCACCACTTGTATCGTCAGCGGCTTGCCGGCGTTGCCGGAATGCTCGACGGCAGCAAGACGCGGGTGTATGTAAGGGGCGGCGGCCTTGGCCGCAT